TCGCTTCGTTTACAATATCATCAATTGCGGTTTCGCAGAGAGGATCCATTGACATCTCTCGATACTTTGCCACAAGCTCGTAATCGTTTCGTGCAGTGCCGTCTAGATCAACATACTGACCGTAGAATCCACCTGCTTCTACTGGAATAGCACCATCGTCTGTTGTAGGAACAACAAACGACTTGATCGCCTTGAACTCTTTTTTTTCCTTCTGTGATTTTTCTAACTTAAAACCGAATAGTTCCATATTTTAGCCACTCCTGTCTTCCTTGTATTTAGGAAGAAATTAAGTGGTCACGCCTTGAAGTTCATGATATTGATAAGATAGATTCACAGTAAAGGTTGAGATATTGGTGTCACCTGCTGTGTCCAAGGTGATTGCACCGAGTTCAGTAGGGAAACAACCAACAAATTTATACGAACAAATAGGGTTACCTTCACGAGTAAGTGGAGACACATTCCAATCAGTTAGATAAGAATTTTGGTTGTTTGGCCCTAAGTTGCCAGCGTATGAATTGATAAGATTTGACCATTTTTCAAATGCTTTTCTAAGACCGTAACTGCCGTCATTATAGCAGGTCAAGTTCCAACTAGCAAAAGTTCTGTCGCCTGCAAATTTAAAAGTTCTACCCATAAATGTTGCTGTTCCTTCTGTTAATGTGGAAGTAGGAACAGTAGCGGCCTTGCAAAGGAATTGCATTTGACCTGCTGGATCACCACCACCAATGGCAGCGCCCATATTGCTGACAGCACCTGCCACAGCACCACCAAATACAGCACCCGCAGCACCCGCAGCTGCATTCAATGCACCTGCACCACCGCCAGGAAATGAACCTGATACTAGGAAAAGATTGTTGCGAGCGCCACCATTAACAAGTGCTGCTCGGAAAGCGTCAAGTGAAAAATTACTGTAAGCCATTAGGAAATACTCCTTGTATTATGAGTGCGAATTAAGATCAAGCTCCAACCTCTTCAAACGAAACGCCGCTCTTTGTAGCGATAAAGTTAAGTTGAATATAGTTAATGCTTCGGTTTGGTTTAATATAGATGTCTGCAACAAAGCGATTAGAGTCAATCACCTGCGAGGTGTTGTTTGCTTCACTACATACAACCTTGAAGTCAATAATACCTCGTCGTGCTTGCACATCTCTCAAGAACGGTTCTACCATTGACTTGAATTGAGCGCGAGTAAACGAATCATTGAATTCAAATAGCGAGTATTTTGCAGCAACCGCAATAGATTTTTCCAAAACAATGAAGAGACGACGAACATTGATACGATCAAATGCTGAAGGTTTGGTTTGTGCAGTTTTATCACCGTACAACACAGTGCCTTCGCCAGGGAAAGTTACCACAGGATTAACACCAACCTTGTATATCTCATCTCTTTGAGTTTGGGTTGGACTAAATGCTAGTTTAATAACATTACGAATTTGACCACGATTGAATCCCGCAGGAGACCACCAAGGATCGTTTGTTAGATCTGTTCGCGCACAAAGTCCTGCAATATCTCCATTAAGAGGAATCCAACGGTTTGTATCATTGAATGGATCAAACATCATTTTCCAACCACTATCAATAAACGCATAGTTGTTGTTTCCAACAGCGGTTCTAATTGTAGTACACTCTTCGATTTTATCCATTGCTGATGCGGTTGGATTATAATTTGGTGTGGAAACAAAAGCTACACAATCCATTCTTGCTTTTGCGATATTTGCAACATTTGCGGCATTTGTGCCACTGAGTGGCCCGGCTAAAAGAAGATTGATGTCTACTTCATCAGCACTAGCAAGTACATTATATCCCCCTACTGTGGAAGGTGCAGCTATTGCAGTGTTCCAAGTGACTTCATCAGCCGCATCTGTTGGAAACTCACCAGCGCCGCCTGAAAAATTACCAACATATACTCCGCCTGTAGAGTAAATATTGGTTGTATGATTCCATGTCCATGCCGATGAAGACGCAGTTCCAACAGCTAATCCCCTCAACAAAGAAGTAGCAGCGGATTTTTCTGCACCCAAAACAGCAACATACTTAGATGAAGCGTTTAGTCTTGTTTTATAGTATAAAGAAGTTCCATCAGGATTGGTTGCGCCAGGAATAACAGACAGGCCTTCGTATTTTTCTAGAATACTGTTTTTTACTCCAGATAATCTTCCTCCAACATCAATAATTACCATATGAAATTCGTCGTTGCCAGTTACATAACCACCTGTAGCGTGAGTGGATGTGCCAGGCACTGATGTGAATTCGTTTTTATACGCCCAACTATCATATGTGGTGTTTGCCGCTTGATCAGGCGCACCCTCTGCCTCAACTATTACTTGCGCTCCGCATATTTCTACTCTTATTGAATTGCCTAAAGTACCAGGGTAACGAGCAACAAGTTCTCCGCACAAGGTTGGTGATATTTGATCTGCGTCTACAGGATCTTTCAATAACACTGCGTTCGTGGCATTGGTGGTTCCTGTTGCATTTTTAGCGGTGACTCTTTAAGATAACGAACAACTGTAAGATTGTTTCCGTAACCTAAAAAGTTTGCAGCAGTAAACCACCATTGGTAATTTTCATCTTCAGGCGTACCAAAATTGGCAATAAGATCTTGAACCGAAGAAACGATGATTCTTTTGCCTACAGGCCCCCAAGGAAAAATACCAGCCATACCTGCGTTTGTAACAGAAACAGTAGAGACAATCGTGGTTAAATCTCGTTCGGTAACGGCTACGCCAGGACTAAGTTGAAATGCC